ATCGTCAACAGCGCCGCCACCGACCTGTCCAACGCCAAGCGCGTCACGCACCGCGTCTATATGCGGCCAAGCACGGTCAAGCGCCTGCAGATCATTGGCGTCTATGATGACACCGACCTGTCCACACCTCAGGAGATTTCGCCCGACGCCGCTCAGGACGCTAAGAGTTCTCAGCAAGGCATCACCGCCACGTCGGCCAACCCTGAAGACCGCGACCGCGAGATTTACGAGGTATACTGCGAGTTGGACATCAGCGGGTATGAACACAAGTACAAGGGAAAGGCCAGCGGCCTTGAAATCCCGTACCGCGTGACCATCGACGTGTCGTCGCGCAAAATCCTGTCGATCACCCGCAACTTCGATCAGGACACCGCTGATTTGCCAGAGGCGCGCACCAACTTCGTGAAGTACACGTTTGTGCCAGGCCTCGGCTTCTATGACATCGGCCTGCTGCACATCCTCGGCAACACCACTAACGCCATAACCGCCGCGTGGCGCGAACTTCTTGACGCTGGCATGTACGCCAACTTCCCAGGTTTTCTGGTCAGCGACACAGGATCGCGCCAGAACACCAACATCTTCCGCATCCCGCCAGGCGGGTCGGCGCAGGTGAAGACTGGCGGACAGCCAATCAATCAGGCCGTCATGCCCCTGCCGTACAAGGAACCGTCGCAGGCGCTGATGTCGCTGGTGGAAAACATGTCACAGACTGGCATGCGTGTGGGCGGGACATCCGAGGCTCAGGTGGGTGAGGGCCGCGCCGATGCGCCTGTAGGCACCACTCTGGCGATGATCGACCAAGCCACCAAGATCATGAACGCCGTCCACAAGCGCATGCACTCGGCTCAGGCCGAGGAGTTTTCTCTGCTGCTGAAGTGCTTCCGTGAGCATCCCGAAAGCTTCTGGCAGCGCAACCGCAAGCCCACCGTCCAGTGGAATGAGGAACTGTTCATGCATGCTCTGAACGACGTTGAGTTGGTGCCACAGGCAGACCCAAACACGTCAAGCCACGCCCAGCGCGTGATGAAGATCATGGCGTTGAAGCAACTGCAGGCCGCAAACCCGCAGATGTATGACGAGGAAGCCATCGACAAGGCCGCGTTGCGCGCAATTGGCTGGTCAAACCCTGAGCAGTTCTTGAAGCCGCAAGAGGCCAAGCAGCCGCCGCCTGAGTTCCTGAAGGGCGTTGAGGAGATTAAGATCGCCCACCAGAGGGCTGACGCTGACACCATGCGTGCGCAGGCAGCCATGATTGGCGCACAGTCAAAATCTGGCGCACCGCAGGGTCCGCAAGGGCAACCCATGGACCCATCCAAGATGCTGGCCGAGCAGAACAAGGCCAAGCAAATAGATTACGGTATGCAGCGCGATCAGATGAACGACCAGAACCGCGACCTCGACCGCGACAAGGATTTGCGCGTTGAGCAGATGCGCATGGACCGCGATCAGATGAACGATGCCGTGCGGATGCAGCACGAGCGCGACATGCAACAGCGCGACCACGCCGCCGACGCCGTCAAACTGGCAATGCAACTCCGCAAACAGGGGAAGTAAATGAGCAAGACACAGGAATATTTGCGGGCAAACTACCACAGCATCGACAAGTCAAAGCTTGAAAACATTCTTGTTCCAAGTTTCAACCATCTCGAAGAAGTGCTTGGAAAACAAACTGGCATTGCTTGCCCTGCCGTGACAGAGGCTGCAAATAAAACCTACAGGTCGGAGTTTAAGTAAATGGACAAAGACAAGGCAATCCGCGCTGCAAAGCTGACCCTCAGCGGTATGCTCGAAAGGAACCGCCACGCCACGGCAGTGGGCCGCGCAGGCGGCCAGATCGCCCCGTCCAAATACCTGCCTAACGTTCCCCGCGCCGTCCATGCCGATGGTGGCCGCGAGAATGGCGCTGACGGCATCACCGCCTATCACGCATCCCCAGAGGATATTGTTGGCCAGTTCCGCCCTAGCACCCGTGACGTTGGCATTCACTTTGCTGCAAACCCAGACTTGGCACACAACGCAGCCGTCAAATCTCTGATGGGTCGGTCAGACATGGCGGAAAAGGTTTTGCCAAGGGCATTCAGGATCAATGCAAGGCCAGATCAGATTGTTGACATTCCTGCGGCATCAAACAGGTTTGATTTCTATGACCTCCTTGAGCATCTTCATGGTGCTGGCAGGATTGATTCTGACACGTTCAACAGCACCTTTGATGGTCTTCAGGACATTGAAAATAGGATCAGCCACCCTGACGAAACAATGAAGGCACAAAACGTTTTGTTCTCTAAGGCTATGGCCAAGTCAAACATCAAAGCCCTGCGCTACATGAACAAGTTTGATTCTGGTCCGACATGGAAGGACATGGAAGAGGGCAGGATGACCAGTCGTGTCACCCCTGACCACTCTTACATTGTCACAGACCCATCTGCCATTCAGCCGCAGACGGTTACCAAAGCCGAGGGTGGCGAGGTTGAAGGCAAGCAAGATTTCACCAGAGATAACCCAGGCGGTGAATGGCTTGAGTTCAAGCAGGCAAGGGCTGCCCAGCACCCAGACAGAAAGTTTGTCGTCGGTGCCACCACGGGCGTCATTGGCGGCAGATCGGACATGTTCCTGCCTACCCATATCTTGAAGGGAATCGCTGGCCTAAATGATGAAGTTCGGACTGCGGGCGTCCATAAATACGACAGGCTTATGTCTGATGCGCAGGAAGGTGGTTTTGACCACGATCAGAAGGGCAACAAGGTTGTGGTGGCGGTGAACCATTACGGCCAGCCATACCTGCTTGAGGGCAACACACGGGTCGCGGTGGCGCACACCCTTGGCATCCCAAAGGTCAAGGCCGAGGTCAGATACTGGAATGGCGCTGAAAACGTTGACGGCCCCATGCATCCAGATCAGGTGTTCAGCATGGCATCTGACAGCCCTGAAGTTGCCAAGGCAGGCGGTGGCGCTGTCACCGACACCGACAAGTTCCGCAACTGGTTTGGCAACAGCGTGACCCACACCGATGGTGAGCCGCATGTCCTGTACACTGGCACCAGTAAGGACAAAGACTTCACCTCGCACAACGTGGGGCGTCATGGCGCGTGGTTCACCCGCGATCCTGAAGTGGCATCGCAATATGCCGAGCAGAACGACAGCCAAGGATACAAGCGCGAAGGCTTCAAGCTGACGCCCACTAACACCGCATCCCGCGTGATCCCCGCCTATGTGAAGGCCGAGAACCCATACACTGGGGAATTGCCAGAAGAGTATTTGCGCGACAATTACAAGGCTGCCCAGTCCGACTGGTTCGACACGCTTCGCGCCAAGGGGCATGACTCGTGGATACCCGCCCGTTACAATGGTGACCTCGTGGTGGCCCTGAAGGAACCGCAGCAGATCAAGTCAATCTTCAACAACGGCAATTTTGATCCCAAACAAAAGCACATGAACAAAGCTGGCGGTGGCGAGGTTGACGACGACAAGGATGGCATTACCGCATACCACGGCAGCCCGCACAGCTTTAACCAGTTTAACATTGCAAACCTTGGCACGGGTGAGGGCGCACAAGCCTATGGGCATGGCCTGTATTTCGCTGGAAACGAGAAAATTGCCAAACACTACAGGGATACGCTCTCTGGGAGGCAGTACACAGCACTTGGAACTTCTGACGAGGCTGCAAATAAATTTGGACACGATGTTGTTGGCATTTTTGAAAAAAGTGGAGGCAATAGAGGTGAATTAACCAACACCTTGGCTAGATTGCAAAACCAAGTCAAAAGTGGGCTTCAAGAAGCTGGAGTTAATCATATTTCAAAGCTTGATGAAAAATTTAACCCCATGTTTGTAAATGACATAAATGAGGTTCATGACCGAGCGGAGCGTCTTGCTGGTTTTCTTCGCTCTGAATATGCACAGCCTGATAAAGGCCATATGTACAAGGTAAAAATCAACGCAGGCCCACATGAACTGCTAGACTGGGACAAGCCGCTGTCGGAACAGCATCCGAAAGTGCAAAGGGCAATCAAAGAATGGAATAGGTGGCGTCCAGCGTCAGAAAAAATCCCACAAGAAATAATTCCAGGTTCTGGCATTGAACCGAGCGGGTCACACATTTACCAGCATATGGTAAATATAGCCCAACCAAACGATGGAAATATTTATGGAAGCAATGCTAGAGGTCAGGAGTTTGCCTCTGGAGAGTTGTCTGACCTTGGCCTTAAAGGAATCCGCTACCTTGACGCTGGATCACGCAATCTGTCTGATGGCGATCTCACGCACAACTACGTCATGTTCCACCACGACCCTGTAAAGGTAGTAGACAAATACGAATACGGCGGCATGGTTGGCAAAGCAGAGGGTGGCGAGGTGGATAACAACGTAACGGACCTGTCAACAGTACGCACCAAGCGGGACATTACGTCGGGCGACCACAGTTATGGCGCTCAGAATATGTTTGCCGACCTGGCAGAAAAGTACGCAGCGTCACAAAAGGCATTTGACATGGCGCACGCCAGTGGCGCGTTTGACAATTTTCAAATGGGCGACATGTTTAAATACAACGGTTTGCCCAATTACGATCCCAAAAAAATTGTAGGATTTACTGTAAAACACGTCAGTTCATCCCCAAACATGACGAAACTGTTCAACAATCATTACCCTGCACTGGAGTTTGAAACACAAGACGCGGACAGAAAGGTCACTACTGTCCCGTTGGAGTGGTTTGAAAACAACCTGCACAAATACGACAAGGTCGGCGGCAAACCAAAACTCGTCAAAGCTGATGGTGGCTCTGTCAACAAAGCCCTTGCCCTAACACGTGGATTTACCAAGGACGGTAAGTCTGCTATAAATTCCCTCAAGCCCAAGAGGAAATGACATGGATGACATCGTAAACAAAGCGTTGAGCCTGACATCAAACCCAGTTATCTCCCAAAACTTGGAGCCATACCTTGGTCCTTTTCGGTCGGGAACGCCAGCGTTTGGTCCTGATCACCCTGCGCTTATTCCACAAAGACTGGTCACTGCAAAAAAACTTTTAGATACAAACACCACGGCAAATACTGTTGATCTTGCTGCCTTAAAGTCCACCCCAAAACTTTTTGATCAGCATATTGGAATTGTTCGTGGGTATCCAAATGTTCGAGCGGATGTTGCTAAGAACGCAGATAATGATGCCCTTGCAGAACATTTTATCGACCACTCAACCCAAAATCTTTTGGCCCTGCATGATGCTGTCCCACCTGAAATTCGCAATCGCGGCAAGAAATGGTATGATGGCGCACGGGCAATTACCGATAAGTGGTCAAAAGAATACAACATCCCAGACCACGCCGTGGCTGGCGTTCTCGCAGCTATGTCACCCCAAAAAGACTGGTATCAAAACGTCTCTTTGGCGCACCGCGTCATCCATACCATGAGAGGCATGGGGGATAATTTCTATCATGGTTTTACGTTTAGCCCTGAAATGGAAAAAACGCTGCAAGGCATTGAGTCGCTTAACAAGCCAGAATACACTGGCATTCACAACATGATTCGGGGCAAATCTTTGGGTGATCTGGACCGCACCAACATCCCAGATGACGAAAAGGCTATTGCAAAGTCCATGTGGGTTAGGCTTCACGATCAAACTTATAACTCAAACGAACATAGAATTGTAAATCCAGAGGGAACATTTGGTGACTTTGTAAAAACCAAATCTGGAAAAAATGCAGCGGCTGGGTGGGGTTCTCTAACGGAAATTGCAAAAGCCGTTCAGGCTTTAGACAATGCGCACGATCCTGACAAACTATCTGAACTTATGGGTGAAAAGCACAAAGTTCGCAATTTTTACAACAACATTCTGCACCCAAACTCGTCAAAGGGCGATGTCACTATTGATACCCATGCCGTTGCGGCGGCTTTAATGCGACCATTATCTGGAAATTCGGTTGAAGTGGCGCACAATTTCGGTTCCTCGCCAGGAAAGGGTATTCCTGGCGCTGGAGGTTCTTCCATTTCTGGTATTCAGGGAACTTATCCGTTGTACGCCGAGGCATACAGACGCGCCGCAAAGGCGCGAGGCATCCATCCTCGTGAGATGCAGTCTATTACTTGGGAAGCTATCAGAGGTTTGTTTCCTGATACTTTCAAAACAGCAAAAAACGCAAAGGATATTGATGATGTTTGGTCCAGATACCGCAAAGGGGAGATCAGTCAAGATGAAGCCAGAAATCAAGTCGTCAAAAAAGCAGGCGGCATCCGCCCCCCAACGTGGTTTACAGGAGGCGCTAGTCAGCCTCATGCGGCGAACGGGGGTGCCATTGACCAGAGAAGCATTCCTAGACCTAGAGTTCCACGGGAAACCTCCAGAGCATCTTACGGTCGAGCAGGAAATGGAACTTCCAGCCCAGTTTCGCCGCAATCGGTAAGCAACAACATTGATCGTGCATTGTCACTGACTTCGGTATACAATGCAAAGCACAAACGGGACGCCGTGTAACCTCAGAGGATCGCAAAATGGATTTCAAATCGCTGCGCGCAGCAAAAAACAAAAAGGCCCAGAGCCTTATTGACAGTTCAAGCGGGGGCAAGGTTGACGCATCGACGTTCACCCCAGCGGAACCGTTGAATGCAGACGTAAAGACGGGTATGCGCCCGATCTCGCGCCGCGCATTTAAGGTCGGCGGCAAGGTTGAGGGCGCTGAGGCCATGACTCACGCTGGCCGCACGCCACGCAAGTCTGGCGGCAAGGCAGAGTATGCAAATGCATTGGTCAACCGCAACGTCAAGGATGCCAACGAAGAGCGCGAAGGCAAGAAGCACGTCGGTGGTATGAAAAATGGAGGTCGCACAGCAAAGCAAATGGGCGGAACGCCTCCAATGACATCATCCCCACGTCCCATGCCCCGTCCAACTCCTGAAATGATGGACGAGATGGGCATGCTGCCAGCAGGTGGCATGAAATCGTCCCCACGGCCCATGCCTCGCCCATCTCCTGCAAGAATGAAAGAAATTATGGCAGCGGCGGATGAAGCTAAAGCTATGGAAGCCCTGGAACGCGCAAACCGAGCAGCGGAAAGAGATCAGTACGACCTGAGAACCTTGGGCCGCAAGCGCGGCGGCAAGGCTGAAGGTTCTGCCAAAGACATGATGGAAGACAAGAAGATGGCTGCCAAGCACGGCATGACTATGAAGGAGTGGGAAGCTTCGCAAGCCGATAAAAAACACGACATGCCATCCAAAAAGATGAGCGGTGGCAAATTGAAAATGGTCGAAAAAGACGGCAAGAAAGTTCCAGATTTTGCCGCTGACGGTATTGGCAAAATGAAGTCTGGCGGCAAGGCCATGCACCACAAAGATTGCATGTGCAGAGCCTGCGGCGGGTCGACTGGTTATAGTCGTGGCGGCTCCTCAAATGACTCCAACAAGGAAAAATTTAATAAGTTTATCGCATCTCTGCCAAAACAGCACCGCGATAAAATTTCTAACGAGGCTCAAGATAACGCAAAAGACGCAACAAGAATGGATGAAGGCGACGATGTTTTTTGGCGTCACGCCCATGCAACCGCCCGCGACAATTACGAAGATTACAAAGACAAAGGCGAAATGCAAAGAGGCGGGTCGGCCATGAAGCGTGGCGGCGGCCTGTACGCCAATATCCACGCCAAGCGTGAGCGGGGCGAGAAGATGCGCGACGCTGGCGATAAGGGTGCGCCAACAGCCAAGGCGTTCAAGGACGCGGAGCGCACGGCACGCGCCACTGGCGGCAAGGTCGGCAAGAGCAACATCAGCATCAACATCTTCCCGCACAACGCCGAGAAGCCTGGCGCTATGCCCGTGCCACCCGCTGGTATGCCACCCATGGGCGCTCCACCAATGATGCGTCCGCCGATGCCAATGCCTGCTCCCATGCCGTCTGCGCCACCGCCTGCGCACATGTCGCTGCCACCAGGGTTGATGTCTGCCATGTCTGGCGCTGCTGGCGCTGGTCCTATGCCACCCGCTGGTGGCGCGCCAATGCCCCCAATGATGGGCCGCAAGGCTGGCGGCAAAGTGGTATATCCGATCACTGGTGGCGCTGGTGGCGGTAAGGCACGCAAGGAAAAGGTCGAAGCTTACGGCGAGAAGATGAACAAAGACCTAAAGAAATAAGCTGCACCTCCCACAGCTTACGGGGGCCAGATAAATACTGGCCCCCACCCAAATAGATTAGGATTACATATGATCACGACCATCAGCACCGCGTTTGAGCGCGAACTCATCAAACTTATCATGGAACGCAGGGCGGACATCGTCGGCAACATGGTTGGTGGCCTTGCTATAAAGACCATTGAAGAATATCGTGAGGCGGTCGGAAAGGTTTCCGCTCTCGATGAGGTTATCTCTTTATGCGAAGAGGTATCCACTACTATTAACAAGACCATGTAAGGATTAGACATGCCACATATGCCCATGAGCCATGAAGAAGACCCCAAACAAAAGCTGCTCGATCAGCTTGGTGACATCTCCGAAATTGAACTTTTCCACAACCAAGTGCTTTTGGCCGTGTATCTTCGGCCAGAGAAAACAAAATCAGGGCTGATCCTGACGGCAGATCACCTTGACGAAGACAAATACCAGTCCAAAGTTGGCCTTTTGGTTAAGCGTGGGCCGCTTGCATTTGAGCAAGATGGTAATTGGTTCACGGGAATGACGTTCCAAGATCACGAGTGGCTGATTTTCCGCCCGTCTGACGGATGGTCAATCACAGTCAACGGCGTTTTGTGCCGTATTTTTGATGATATCAGCATCAAAGGCCGCGCCCCCCACCCAGATTCTGTTTATTAAAGGTGAAAAGACATGGATGAAGAAGAAATCGAGATTATTGTTGACGATGCGCCCGAAAATGAGGTTGAGGAAACGCCAGTCCCCGACCTTCAGGAGTCAATTTCTGAACTAAGGCGGCAAATCACCGCCGAGCGCGAAGCCCGCGTTGCTGCGGAACGGCGTGCGCATGCCGCAAACAGCGAAAAAGACGACACTGAAATCCAATTGGTGTCCAGCGCCATTGACAGCGTGATGCGTGACAATGAAATCTTGAAAAGCAACCTGAAAATTGCCATGCACAATCAGGATTACGATGGCATGGCTGAGATTCAGCAGTTGATGGGCGAAAAAGCTGCTCAATTGCAGCAGCTTCGCAACGGTCTGGATGCTATGAACTCCAAACCCAAGACGCCAGAGCCTAAATACGTCCCCGCAGACCCCGTTGAGGCGTTTGCGTCACGTCTGTCGTCCACATCTGCCGACTGGGTCCGCAGGAATCCACAATTTGTCACTGACCCGCGCCTAAATCGCAAGATGATCCGCGCACATGAGGACGCGGTTGACGATGGTATATCCGTAGACACCCCCGCGTACTTTGCGGCCATTGAGGCGAAGCTGGGCGTTTCAAAGCAGACAAACGACACGGGCGACCAGTATGCCGCCAGGGTCACACAGCGCCGCGATGCGGCACCTGCGGCTGCCCCTGTGAGTCGTGGCACCAGCAATGGCAACAGGAATGCTGTGAGGCTGTCTGCGGCGGAGCGAGAGGCCGCGTCTGACATGGGCATGGACGAAAAGGACTACGCCAAGCACAAGATTGCACTTATGAAGGAAGGTAAAATCAGATGAGCGATGACGAATTTCAAAAAGCCGCAAAGCTTGTACGCCCAAGCGTGAGGCCAGATATGGTGACCAAGGAAAAGCCACGGGACGCTGCAAAGCGTGCGGCTGAACTTCAAGACCACAGCAAAACAGACAGCGGGAGCGACGAGTTCTTTGTTGAACTGGGAATTATTCCTGATGGCTGGTCCTACGAGTGGAAGCGGCACACCCTCCTTGGCGCTGAAGACCCCGCACACCAAGTTGCTCTGGCCCGCAAGGGCTGGGAGATCGTGCCAGCGTCCCGACACCCTGAGATGATGCCACTGGGCTACACGGGTGGCATGATCCTCCGCAAGGGTGTGGTTCTGATGGAGCGCCCACTGGTGATCACGGAAGAGGCACGCGCCATTGAGAACCGCCGCGCACGCCTTCAGGTCCGCGCCAAGGAAGAGCAACTGTCTGCGGCCAAGCCAGGGGAGTTTGAACGCTCCAACAAGGGCAACGAGATGACAAAGATCAAGAAGGGGTATGAAGCCATGCCCATTCCAGAGTGATAATATTTGAATGGGGCGGCTTATGTCGCCCCCATTACTTATATCAAAAATAGATATATGGTGTTTTCATCCATCCCCTCGGCGGGGAGGCCCAATAAACCTTTGGTCCTAAATCGCCTCGGTGCGCGAAATAGACCTCCTGTAAAGGAGATTTCCGCATGGCGAATACATTTGCGCCAAACGGCTTTGCCCAGTACTCAGGTACTGGTTCGGCTCCGACCTATGAGCAGACATGCGCTGCCATTGCGTCAACCAATACGACACCAATTTTCTTCAATGACCCTGTGATGCAGGCTACCAACGCTACTGGCGTGGGTACTGGCTACATCGCGCAGGCCGTCAGCCCCGTCACCTTGACCGTGTCTGCAACTGGTATTGCCACCGTCGCCACTGGCGCGATGACAATTACCTACACCGCGATTGCAAGTTCAACCGCCAACATCCCAACCTTTGCCTCAACAAACTACGCGCCCCCAGTGGGTTCAACGATTGTTGTGACTAACGCAACTGGCGTCCCGAACGGTGCCTTCACGGTCATCTCGTCCACCTCGACGACCGCTGTTGTCCAAAGCACCACCACTACCGCTGCAACCTCGGCAACCTCGACCCCTGTGGTCACGGTCTACGTTCCTGTCGCTGGCGTGTTTGCTGGCTGCAAGTACCTGTCCACCGCTCAGAAGCGCACCGTGTGGTCAAACTACTGGCCAGGCTCCGACACCGCAAACGATGTTGAAGCATACGTCATCACCGATCCAAACGCTCGTTTCTCGGTGCAAACTGGCAACTCAAACACCACCGCAACCGCTGTTGGTCAAGCTAACGTTGGCGAGAACATCGGCTTTGCGTGGAATGACAGCACCACAACGAGCGAAACAAACGGCACTACCGCTACGGGATTGTCGTCCTTCTTCGCTGACCAGTTCACGCTGTCATCGGCTGGCGTGACGGGTGCAAACTCGTTCCTGCCGTTCCGCATCATCGCAATCCAGAACTACCTGCCAGGCCAATCTTCGCCACTGTCGGGTATCAATGGCAACGATGCAACCGCTGGCTACAACAAGATCGTAGTCGGATTTAACAACGCGATGCCTCGCAACTTCGCTGGCATGTAAGGAGATAGGAAATGGCTGTAAATCTATCAGCAATCAAAGACCTTCTTCTGCCAGGCTTGCGTGGCATTGAAGGCAAGTACGAGATGATCCCATCTCAGTACGACAAAATCTTTACGAAGCACAACTCCAAGATGGCGCTTGAACGCACCGCAGAAATGCGTTTCTTAGGTTTTGCACAGTTGAAGACTGAAGGCGGTCAAACGTCCTTCGACAACGGTGCGGGTGAGCGTTTCATCTACAACCAAGAACACACGGAAATCGGCTTGGGCTACGCGATCACTCGCAAAGCCATTGACGACAACCTGTACAAAACACAATTTGCTCCGTCGAACCTCGGCCTGGTGGAATCGTTCCAACAGACCAAGGAAATCTACGGCGCAAACATCCTGAACACCGCTACGACTTACAACAGTTCTATCGGTGGTGACGGCGTGGCTCTAATTTCAACCGCACACCCAATCGACGGTGGCACGGTTGCAAACAAACCCACGACCGATGTGGAACTGAACGAGGCAACCCTGCTGAACGGCATGATTGCAATTCGTACCAACTTCCGCGATCAGGCTGGCCTGAAGGTCTTCGCCCGTGGCCGCAAGCTGGTTGTTCCGCCACAGTTGGAGCCAGTTGCAATTCGTCTGTTGAAGACCGAACTGCGCCCTGGCACGGCAGACAACGATGTCAACGCAATCATGTCCACCGCTGGTGGCCTGCCAGAGGGTTATATGGTCAACGACTATCTGACCTCAACTGGTGCATGGTTCTTGCTGACCAACATCGACGGCCTGTCGTATATGGAGCGTGTGAAGTTTGAAAGCGACATGCAAGTAGATTTCGTAACGGATAACTTGCTGGTAAAAGGCTATGAGCGGTATTCTTTTGGATACTACAACTGGCGCTCGATCTTCGGCTCGTTCCCAACCTAAGCCAAAGTTTAAGGGGGCTTCGGCCCCCTTTTTCCCTTTCTGGGTCTAATTGCCACCCTGACCGCGCCCAGCGGACTTTGCACAGACAGAGTGGCCTATTGTGCAAAGGAACCCGACATGGGTAAGACTACATTCACTGGCCCGATTCGCGCGGGCAATATTCTGAACACCGCTGGCACCACCCTCGGCCAAAACGTGAAGAACGTTGGTTCGGTTGTCATGGTTCAGACCTATCCAATTACGCAGGCGCTGACCGCAACTGCGCTGGGTACAACCATCGTGCTGCCCGCCAACAGCCACGTCATGAACATCCAGATGCTGAACACCACAGCGTGGGATGCCACGAATACCCTGAGCGTTGGCACTAGTGCAACCGCAACAGAACTGGTTGCCCTGACTGCGATGACCGCTGGCCTTATTGCCCTTAACCCAGGCACTGATGCCACCCGCACCGCAAACTGGGATGACACTGGCACCACCGACAAGCGCATCTTCGTCAAGTCTGCCAACACTGGTGCAGGCGTTGGCACCATCACTGTCCGTTACATCCAAGCGCACGATCTTGCATAATGGAAAACGGCATCCGCGTTGGGAACAAAAAACCCTCGATGACCATCGACAAATCGGTCGATGCGGGCAAGCCTTCTGTCACCGAAGATTGCACCCCGCATAATCCAACTGGAAGCCGCACCGTCATGGGTGGCCAAGGCGTGTATGGTATGCCATTGATGTCGGCAGCAGCCGCAAAGGCAAAGTAACAGGGGGGCCTTGCGGCCCCTCAATCTTATAGGAGAATACGATGACCCCCGTCACAATTTCAAAAACTGGCACTGGGCGGAGCGCGGTCATCGCATCTGACAGTTTCCAAAATCCATTCAACGTCGGCCTTGTCACTGTTGTAACTGGCACGGCCACCTTCAACATCGAAATTTCGATGGATGACCCGTCAGTGGTAACCCCATCTGTGTGGGCTGTTGACGCTGGATTTTCGGCCAAGACCGCATCCACCAATGGCTCGATCACGGTCCCACACCATGCGCTGTCGATCAACGTCACGTCTGGCAGCGGCACGGTTACGGCGTACATCGTACAGGCTGGTATTAGGTAATGGCAAAGACACCCGCATGGCAGCGCGCTGAAGGGAAAGACTGATGCCTTTAAAAAGCACCATACGGCCTGACGGCTTGAAACCCTGCACAAAATGTGGGGAAATAAAGCCTATTGACGGGTTTTACACCACTGGCGTTAAGGTTGATGGTTCAGCAAAATACAACTCTTGGTGCAAAGTTTGCTCAAAAACTAAAATGTCTTCATACCACAAAAATACTTACGGCCCTGAAAAGCTGTCGCATTCAGCGCATATAAGAACTCGCTCCGTTAGGGCTTATATGCAATATCTGCTTGCCAAGGCCCGCCGCCGTTTGGGGGCATCTATTGATGCCAGTTACCTTGAGCAAATTTGGGAAAAACAACTTGGAAAGTGCGCGCTAACTGGATGGGTCATGACCATGAAGCTTGGAGAAGGAGTTGTTCCTACCAACGCAAGCATAGATAGAATAAACTCTTCTCTTGGGTATTCAAAAGAGAACGTGCAACTTGTGTGTCGCGCCGCTAATGTAGCCAAGAGCAACCTTGAACCTGAACTTTTCTTGGCGCTGTGCGCCGCTGTATCGGAGAAAGCAAATGGCTTACAAAACGCCCGCTTGGCAGCGTAGCGAGGGAAAAAATAAGGAGGGCGGACTAAATGCAAAGGGTAGGGCGTCGGCCAAGGCTCAGGGCATGAACCTGAAGCCGCCAGCGCCAAACCCAAAGACTGAAAAAGACGCTTCAAGGAAGAAGTCTTTCTGTGCTAGAATGTCTGGCATGGAAGGCCCGATGAAGGACGACAGCGGAAAGCCCACACGCAAAGCGCTGTCCCTAAAAGCATGGAAGTGTTGAGATAATGACAACCAGCGGCACATATACATTCAACCCAGGTCTGGGCGAGATCGTGCTTTATGCATACATGAATTTGGGCATCCGCCCGACGGCATTATTGCAAGAGCATATGGATACCGCCCGCATGGCGACAAACATGATGCTGTCCCGCTGGTCGAACCAGGGGGTCAACCTTTGGGCCGTTGACCTGATTGAGACGCCTCTGATTGAAGGCCAGTCAACGTATGCGGTTCAGCCAAACACGGTGATGATCTTAGACGCCTACACCACCACAGATCAGGGCATTGACCGCATCATTATGCCTATCAGCCGCACGGAATACGCCTCGTACCCAAACAAGGAGCAGCAGGGCTTTACCACGTCATTCTGGTATGACCGCCTGATCTCGCCCACCATCACGCTGTGGCCTGTCCCCGATGGCACGTCAGCCACAATCCTGAAATATTACCGCGTCCGCCAAGTTCAGGACTCAAACCTGCAGAATGGCGAAAATGTAGAAATTCCCTACAGATGGCTAGAATGCTTTGCTGACGGCCTGACGTACCGCCTTGCACGCATCTGGAACCCACAAATGGCTCCTGCGCTCAAGGGTCAGGCTGACGAAAGCTATATGATCGCATCCAACCAAGATGTAGAAAATGTCGGCATGTTTATCTCACCAATGGTGGGGGGTTATTTTAGGTAATGGGATACGCATCGAGATCAGGTAAGGCGAGAACGTCGCGGACAAACCCGCAGGCGCACGCTATTTGTGATCGCTGCGGTGGCCGATACAACCATTCAAGCCTGTCGTGGCAGTATGATTGGGCTGGGGCTTCTATTATCAACAAGCGCATTTTGGTGTGCAGTCACTGCACGGATAACCCGCAGCAGCAGCTTCGCGCAATTGTGCTGCCCGCAGACCCCGTGCCAATCCTGAACCCGCGCCCAGAACAATTTGAGCGCGCTGAGACAAATTACCGTCTGACAAGCCTGCCTGCGACCATGAATCTCAAAACAGGCCTAATGGTGCCAGAAGGCGAAAACCGCATCACTCAGGATGATAAGAGGCGCGTCACACAGCAGACAGGCTTTGCCAATGGAAGCCTTAATAACTTCCCTGGCACTGATCCAAATGCACCAGGTGACAATGACCCAGGTTTACCATATGGTAACACTGAAGTTCCAGAGGTTGGCTTTCCAGGGGCCAGCCTTAGAAACCCATGGGATGACGCATCCTTGTGGGATGATAGCTATATATGGAGTGATTAGACATGGCTCAAACTTTCAATAACGGTCAACAGCTTTCGAGTGTTCGGGCAGTCCTCAACGGAAACGCTGGCGACATCAATGTCCTACAATCCCAAAACGCAAAATCTGTGTCTGACGTTGCATCCCTGCTTGCAAATACAACCCTGACATATACCGCAGGCTCAAACGACACCGTTACCGTTGGTAACATTATTCAGACCCGTGCAGAGAATTTTAGCTATCAGGTAGTTGCCTCTGGAGCAACCAACCAGAGCATTACAACAGCGGGTGGCGTTAAGCTTTATTCTTTGACCGCAAACGTTCAGGCGTTCGGCGCTGTTGGTGACGGCGTAACCGATGACTACGCTGCGTTTCTGGCAGCATCCACTTATTGCAATGACAATGATGTCCATTCTTTGTTAATTCCGCCAGCCTCATATCACTTAAGCGAACCATGGTTTGTGCCGAATGGCGGAAACTTTGTGCCATGCCGCACCGTTGCCGATGGCGCTGTTGTTGATAACACAGTCATTGCCACGAACTGCGCGGGGATTTCAGGCTTGACTGTTAACGGCGCACCTGATGCTGGTTTTGTTTTTACTCGCGGTCAGGGGGCATACCATGAGTACCTCGTTGCTAAAAACTGCGGCTCTTATGGATTTTACCTTGGTGTTTCATCTAGACAGTATTTAACAGTTGCAAGTTCTGCTGGTTTCCAAGTCGGTGAAACTGTGACGGGTGCCTCATCTGGCAAAAATGGTGTTGTGGAGCGCATTACTGGCAATGTTATTCGCCTCATTAAGTGCAATATGGGCGGAACCGCTGGATTTTTTACCGTTGCAGAGACTGTAACGGGTGGAACTTCTGGAGCAAGCACAACAATATCTTCCCTATCCAATCCATACGGTGTAAACTATCAGGTCACTCGCGCAACCTTCAATCAGCTATCGTCTGTCACTAATGGTAACAAAGGTTTTTATTGGGACGGAACTGCGACAACAGACCGCTCATTCATGAATGCGACTACTTGGATTTCACCAGCTAGCGTTTCTAATGGTGGCGATGGGTGGGTCGTCAGCCCCTTCACTGGCCCAGGTGGCAGTAGTGAGAACAACTACAACACATTTCTTAACATCAATATTGAAGGTAATGGTGGTAAATCATTAGTAGCCTCAAATGGCAGGCAGAACACCTATATTGGGGGGCATTTTGTTGACATTGTTGGTGGCGAATCTGTCGCAATCACAGATGCCTTCAACTTTATTTTTGGTGGAAGGTATATTGGGAGCCAAAACCTGTCTGGGGTTTCATTTTCTTACTACAATAGTGATGTTGGCTCAATCAAATCAACAATCAGTGGTGTTGACTCATTTAGCACGGATAACTTGGATGCAGCGAACGAGCCTTTGTTTTATAAGGGCTGGTCAATCCTACCGAGCAGCCTGCTGACGTACACTCCAGCAGGAGATAATTTAAATAACCACACGCTTGCAATTAACATGAGTGATTTTACCACTAGCAATTACGTAAATATGCGTGTGTTTATCGGCGGATTTAGAAACCAAACTGGAGGTTACGATCAAACCGATCACACTCAATTAACAATGGTTATGTCAAGTAGCACCACGGCAGCAAACCACGTTTCGTATGCCATTGCCTCAACTGAGGGTATTTTAATTGACAGCGTTACGATTAGCGCGGGTGGCGTGATTACGATTACATTTGACACAGCAAACCTCATATTCACAACACAAAACCTCGTTGAGTTTTACAGCGAAAATACTGTTGACCCACGTTAATGCACTATGTGACAACGGTAATATCTTGGTGTATGATGACGCAACGCTACCAGAGATAGGACCAATCTGATGTCTAACGTACAGATACCAAACCTCCCCGCCGTAACGTCTCTGGCTGGCGCTGAACTCTTTGAAGGCGTGCAGGCTGGCACATCCGTCAAGATCAGCCTAAACCAAATTGCTGAAGCTATAAGGTTCAACACATCCTACACAATTCCAGTTTTGGTTTCTCAGGGCGGTACGGGGGTCACCACTTTGACTGGTTACGTCAAGGGAAGCGGCACCACCCCATTTACAGCATCAGCCACGATCCCAAACACCGACATCACGGGCCTTGGCACTATCTCCACGCAAAACGCCAATGCCGTGGCGATCACTGGTGGCTCCATCACGGGTATTACTGATCTTGCTGTGGCAGACGGCGGAACGGGCGCGTCTAACGCAGCAAACGCCAGAACCAACCTTGGTCTTGGTACGATGTCAACCCAGAACGCCAATGCCGTGGCGATTACAGGCGGGTCAATCACGGGTATTACCGATCTTGCGGTTGCCGATGGCGGAACAGGCGCGTCTGATGCCGCTGGGGCCAGAACCAACCTTGGCCTTGGCACGATGTCTACGCAAAACGCAAACGCCGTGGCAATCACAGGCGGGGCGATTGACGGGACACCAATCGGTGCAACTACTACATCTACGATTGCAGGAACTACAGGTACTTTCTCTGGTAACCTGACTGTTGATACAAACACACTATTTGTCAATGCAACTAATAATTGTGTAGGTATTGGGACAAGTTCGCCTACTGTCCAGCTTCATGTGGAAGGCAACACAACTGCCATAGCTACAATAACTACCGCCTCCATAACTGGCACTACGCTGACCGTTGTGACGGTTGTTGCTAACACCATTGCAGTTGGTGACCGTCTTTACGGCGTTGGGGTTTCTCCAATTACTAGAATTGTTTCTCAGAACTCTGGAACAACTGGGGGCGCTGGAACCTACACTGTTAGCGTCTCTCAGACCGTAGGTTCTGGGACGATGTACACTAGCTCTGGTACAGCAGCTACAGTAAGAATTACTGACGCGGATACCACCGTTTTAGCTGGACAACCATCTGGCACAATTGAGTTCTTTGTATCCGATATCAACACACCTACTGCGGGTGTTGGTGCTTACATCTCGGCTGTTTCAGAAGATGTTAGCCCTGACACCTCCCTGACCTTTGGCACTCGTGACGCTGCTGGTGGTGGTGTTGATGCTAACGAGCGTATGCGTATTGGTTCTGCGGGACAGATTGGTATTGGCGGCGCAAACTACGGCACATCGGGCCAAACCATTGTGTCTGGAGGCCCTTCCGCTCCGCCTGCGTATGGTACACTCCCTGTTGCTGGGGGAGGCACTGGTGTTACCACAGCGCCTGCCGCAGCGGCTGTTTTGATGGGCTTCACGACAACAGCCACAGCCACTGGCACAACCGTCTTTACCAGTGCAAGCAGCCAATTTCAGGTGTTCACTGGGACGCTGAACCAAACGATTACACTGCCCGTCACCTCAACGATAGGCACTGGCTGGTCGTTCCACATTGCCAATAACTCAACAGGAACCCTCACCGTCAACTCGTCTGGCGGCAACCTTGTAATATCCATCATCGCTGGCTTGAGCGCAATGGTGACCTGTATTGGCACCACCCTGACCACAGCCGCCGACTGGGAGGCTGGCTTCACCGACTTTCAATCCCTAACAGGCACTGGCGCTGTTGTCCTTGGCACTGGGCCAACAATCACCGCAGCCGCTCTAAATGGCACGGTCGGGGCGACAACGCCATCGACTGGAGCATTCACCACCGTCACCGCATCAACCAGCGTCCTGTCCTCTGGTACAGGCGGCGTGGGCTACTCCACGGGTGCGGGCGTGGCACCAGCACAGCAACTGACAAGCCGCACAACTTCGTTCGCCACAACGGGAAATAGCAAGTCGGGTGCGCTGACTCTATTTACAGCCGCACCCGTTGTGGGGACTTACTTTTCATTTACCGTGCCAAATACAGGCATCGCGGTCACCGACACGGTTGTGTTGTCGGTTCGTGGGGCAACTAACACCTATACGGCCTCTGTCACCGCAATCACTGCGGCCACCTCGTTTCAGATTACAATGGCTTCCGTTGCTGGAGTTGCGTCTGACACGCCAATCGTCAACTTTACCATCATCAAGGGGGTTTCAGCATAATGGATGTTGTTGAGTTTTTAATGAAATGGGCGGTTGCACCTGTAATTGCTATCATGTTTGCCATGTATAATCGGCAACAGTCACATTCCACAGACATTGCTGTGTTAAAAGCCACCGCGACGGCTAACAAAGAGGCGCACGACCGCGAGTTTAAGCAAATACAGGAAAGCTTCAAGGCTGTCTTCCTGAAATTAGATGACATTGAAAGGGCGTTACGCAAATGATCAACCAAGCATCGTTGGAAATTATTAAGCAGTTTGAGGGCTGCAAGCTGACGGCATACAAATGCCCAGCGGGCATCTGGACCATTGGCTACGGGACAACGGCAGCCGCTGCTGTGGGCATTGACCCAAGGGAAGGCACGACCATCACGCAGGGTGGGGCTGAGAAATACCTGAAGCTGGCAATCGAAAAGTTTGCGGCGGCAATCAAGCCCACCATCACCCAGCCCATCAATGAAAATGAGTTTGGCGCGTTTGTGTCTCTGGCGTACAACATCGGCAGTGGCGCATTCAAAAAGTCATCTGCATTGCGCCATTTCAACGCTGGCGACAAGGCAAAGGCCGCTGACGCGATCCTGATGTGGAATAAGGCTGGCGGCAAGGTCTTGGCTGGACTGACGCGCCGCCGCGCCGCTGAACGCGCACTATTCCTGACGCCCGTGGGTTTTGCACCTCAAGCCGACGAAACCACCGCTATACCCGACGCGCCACGCGACACACCGATGGAATCGACCACCATGCAGGCTGGCTTCATTCAAATTGCGTCTGCTGGCGCTGGTGGTGTGTCTGCGGTGTCTGCGCTCAGTGGGACAGCCCAGATTGTGGCTTTGGTGTTTTGTGGCATCGTGGCACTGGCAGCCGTGTGGATTATGCGTGAGCGCCTGCGCAAGTGGGCGGATGGTGACCGCTGATGTTTGGGTGGATCAGAAAGGCGGCTATCTGGGCCGCAGGCGCTGCAGCGATCATTTTTGCTGCGTGGATGGCGGGGAAGCGTGACCAACGTCAGCAGACCGCTCTCAAGACGGCAGAAACATATGCCAAAACCCGAAAGGAAATTGACAATGTTGAAAACAATATCAGTGATGACCCTGCTGTGCTTCGTGACTGGCTGCGGGAGCGCGGTAAACAATAGCGCGCTGTGTGATGGTACATCTTCCGCCAGAACAAGTCACGCCGCCGCATTGGCAAAGGATGGCGGAGACGCATCCGTAATTACGGGGGCGCGTCTGATTATGATGATTGACGCGGCATGTAAGTGACGCCCCGCCAAAAAGAGGCGTATGACATCTATCTGGAGTGCGGCAGCAAAAAAGAAGTTGCCAGACGTTTAGGCCTAGATGAAAGTACTGCCAGAGAACTTATACGGCGCGCAGAAAAAAGTATTGACCCCGCCGTTCTTGATGCGATGTCAGGCGCGGGGATGCAGGACACTGAAATCCTGCACTCTGGATGGCTAAAGACCGAGAAGGCATCTCTCTACTTTAAAATGCCCAAGGATGACCTGACGCAGAGTATGATTGAGCGCGTCAGGGATGCCATGAGTGAAATTGGCCCGATACCTGAAATTACACAAATTGATACGCACAGTGACGACCTTCTAACAGTGTATCCCCTATTTGACGCGCACATCGGCATGAGAGCGCGCAAAGAAGACTCTGGCGAGGATTACACGACGGCCATAGCCGCGAATAGGCTGGTTCAGGGCGTGGCAAAATGCGTATCTGCGGCACCGTCTTCAAAGTTCGGAGTTGTTCTTGTGGGCGGTGATTTTCTCCACCACAACGACAACACAAATACAACGCAGAGCGGCCACGTATTGGACGTTGACACTCGGATTGACCAGACCATTGAGGTCGCCATAGACGCCTTGGCTGCAGCCATTGAGATTGCAGCCACAAAACATGAAAAGGTATTGGTATCCGTTATCCAAGGAAACCACGACCGAGATGCCTATCTGGCCGTGATGTTTGCCATGGGGCAGAGATACAGGGAAAATCCGCGCATTGAGGTCCAGAAAAACTTTGGCGACTTTTTTGTTATGGAATTTGGACTGTGCCTTCTCGCGGCTCACCACGGGGACAAGGCCAAGGCAGAGCGTTTGGTAATGCACCTCGCGCTTGAGTGGCCAGACATGTGGGGAAGGACGCGGTTTCGCTTTTACTTCACGGGTCATTTGCATCACGCTAAGATGCAGGATATAGGTGGTGTCCAAGTTGAACAGTTGCGGCCTGTCACCCCCAGAGATTTCTACTCAGCGTCCAACGCCTATGGGTCGCAGGCTCAGATGCAGGCCATAACATTCCACAAGCAGCGCGGCGAAATCAGCCGCATAAAGGTATCCCTATGAACCGATCCCAAATCCTTGACACCGCAAAAGAATACGTCACCAAGGACCGCGCCGCAACCCACGGCGAGATGGAAGAAAATTTTAGTATAATCGCAAAGTATTGGTCCATCCATCTTGATATTCCCGTCACGGCGATTGACGTGTCTGTAATGATGGCGCTCGTTAAGGTGGCGAGGATCAAGTTGAATCCAAGCCATGACGACAACTGGGTGGACGGCGCTGGGTATTTTGCCTGCGGCGGTGAACTTGCAACGTCTATTGGATAAACAATAGATTTAGTCTATAGTGCCTGAAAACGTAGGGTGACACCATGGTCGGACTGACATACGCCACATACAAGACGCAAATTGCAGAGATGGCCGTCGTCGCGGAAGACGATGTCAACTTTTTGGCCATTCTGCCATCCATGATTGACTATGCCACTCTGCGAATCAACCGCGACCTTGATCTGATGGACACATCGGCATCTCTGTCTGGGCCAGCGTACAAGCTGACGGCGGGAAACCGAAACCTGTCATTCAGTCAAAATTTTGCGGATGGGTCATATTTTGTGGTCAGTGAACAAATCAACCTAATCACTCCAGCGGGTCAGACAAACCCAGATACAGCAACACGCGTGCCTTTGCTGCCTGCTACAAAAGAATTTATTGACGCTGTTTTTGGGTCTTCGTTGTCGGCAAATCGCAGCCAGCCAAAATATTTTGTGCCGTTTAACGACACGCTATTTTTAGTTGGGCCAGTCCCTGACGCTGAATATTACGTCGAGGTTGTGGGTACTGTTCGGCCCGCACCGCTGTCAGCGACAGTCACAACGACGTTCATCAGCCAGTATCTGCCAGACCTTTTGATCATGGCGTCGATGATCTACATCTCTGCCTACCAGCGCAACTTTGGCCGTCAGTCGGATGATCCGCAAATGGCGCAAAGTTATGAGAACCAGTATCAGACGCTCCTCAAATCTGCCACAGTTGAGGAGGCGCGCAAGAAGTTTGAGGGTGCCGCATGGTCTTCGCAAGCACCTGCCACAGTCTCCTCACCGACGCGAGGGTAATACATGCCGCACGCCAGCCTTAAACTGATCCCAGGGGTTGATCAAAACAGGACACCCGCCCTGAATGAGGCGGCTATCTCTGAGAGCGACCTGATTAGGTTTGTCCCTGATCGGCAGGGACTGGGACTTCCGCAAAAGCTTGGCGGGTGGACGCAGTTTGTAAACAACACTCAGACATCAATTGTCCGCGCTCTGCATTCGTGGGCCGACGTAAATGGCAACTCATACCTTGCCATTGGTCAAGAAGACAGTCTTGATATTGCGGAGCCGAATCAAGACTCTAGCTCTATCTCACCCCCTCTTTACATATACAACCTTCCCGTATCTGCAAAGACAACTTTAGGCTCGGCCACAGTTGACATAACAGATAACAATTCAAACATTTCGTCGTATGATGGCATTGACATCTTAACCCCAATCAGCGTCGGCGGCATTGTCCTGTCTGGATATTATCCGCCAATTGCGCTGAGTGCCAATGTTTATCAGATAACAGCACGAAACATTATTGGCCTTCTGACGCCCGCAACAAACACTTTTTCCGTCACGGCAATAACTGTTACAGGAGGCGGACCATACACTGCCACCGCAACTTGTTCCCCATCTAATCTGGTTGTAGCTGTCGGTTCTACAGTCACGTTTACGGGCGTAACTCCATTAGGATATAACGCAACATGGACGGTTCTGACATCTTCGGCTGGAACATTCACATTCGAAACCCCAACCAATCTTGGGGCGCTGACCGTGGCTGGAAGTTTTGTTGCGTCCACGGCAACAAGCGGCGTTGTCCCATCATTCACAACAGCCAATGGGGAAATTAACGTTACCGTGACGCTTCCAAATCATGGATATACAGAGGGATCAACCTTTGCGGTTTTAATCCCAACCACGGTCGGTGGTATTACTCTGTATGGTAACTACAATGTCCTTGGTACGCCACTGGCGACAACAAACACTTTTGTAATTGCGTCACAAAATTCTGCAACATCAAGTGCCACCGTATTTATGAATGGCGGAAATGCCCGCATTGTATATTTCGTCGGCCAACAAAACATTCCACCTCCAAGTGGATTTGGTGACGGTCTTTTTGGAAGTGGCGGTTTTGGCACTGGCGTTACATCAAGCGGCGGAAGACAGCTTGCCATTGCATCAGTATCAACAGCGTCCCTTGTGGCAACCGTTACCATCAATCAGGCCATTTATGTCGCGCCAGGGACACAGCTTACAATCAGCGGCACAACAAACTACAATGGACTTAAAACAGTAACAGCCGCCACATCTGGGGCCACAAGCACATTCTCATTTCCAGTTGGGTCAGCATTTGCCACGGAAACTACTGGCACGGCAACTGTAAGTACTTGGGGGTTTCCTTATGGAGCCTACAATCAGGCAGGAACGTCTGTCGCGCCATTTACGGTAACAGACTGGTCACTGGACAACTGGGGCGGCTTCCTTATCGCAAGCCCAGCCAAGGGTAATATTTTTTATTATGACTCGCTTGGTGGCTCAAATCACGCAACCCTGATTCCCAATTCCCCCAGCGTCAACGAGGGCTTCTTTACTGCCATGCCAGAGCGTCAGATTGTGGCGTATGGGTCAACATTTAACGGCATCCAAGACCCACTGCTGGTGCGCTTTACAGACATCGGAAACTTCACCAGTTGGGTCGCCACGGTCAGCAATCAAGCGGGTTCATTCCGCATCCCAAAGGGATCGAGAATCGTAGGCGCAATGCAGGGTCCGCAGCAGGGACTTCTGTGGACAGACACGCATTTGTGGTCAATGCAGTACATCAACCTGCCTCTGGTGTATTCATTCAATGAGATTGGCGCGGGCTGTGGTCTTGTGGGTCGCAAAGCCATGGGTTCGATGGCTGGCATCGTGTATTGGATGTCACAGAGCCAGTTTTACATGCTGGCTGGCGGCGGCGTTCAACCAATTCCCTGCCCAATTTGGGACGTAATCTTCCAAGATATCGACGAAAACTATTTGGAAAATGTCCGTTGCGCGCCAAACAGCCGTTTTGGCGAAGTGACGTGGTATTATCCGACCGCAGGGTCAAATGGCACGCCCACAAAATACGTCAAATACAACACCCTGCTCCAGCAGTGGGACTTTGGCACGCTGACCCGCACCGCGTGGATTGATCAGGGCGTTTTTGGGCCACCCATAGGCGCGTCAGGTGATAATATTATTTACCAGCACGAGACATCCACAAACGCTGGCGGATCGCAAATGAACTCGTCCGTCCGTACAGGGTATTTCGCCCTAAGTGAGGGCGACCAGATGACGTTTATGGATCAGGTTTGGCCAGACATGAAGTGGGGATATTATGGTGGCACCAACAGCGCAACCGTCAACATCACGTTTTATGCTGCAGATTACCCAGGCCAGACGCCAAGGGTTTACGGGCCGTTCAGCGTAAATCAATCAACGGAATACATTTCTCCACGGATTCGCGCACGCCTGATATCAATTGAAATTTCAGGCAATCAACTTGACTCATTTTGGCGGATGGGCAACATCCGATACCGCCTCCAGCCAGATGGGAAATACTGATGTCTTCCTTATCCGATATCCTCTCAGCAGCCAAAAACGTGGTCACCTCCGTGAACCAGCTTGGTCAGACATACCTGAAGGTCAATGGCACGGTCAGATCAGCCACCCTTACCGCCACGACACTTGTTTCAAGCACTCAAGGCCGACTGGCGTCTGTCAGCATTGTGGTCGCGGGAAGCACGCCATGTGTGATATATGACAGCAACGTCATTGCAAGCCTTACCAGTGGGCTTGCGGCGGTTACAAACGTCATCGGCGTGACCGTCATAAACATGCCGTACAATAATGGCCTTGTCGTTGTCCCAGGTACGGGCATGACTGTGGTTGTCTCATACTCCGAGGGAGCGTAAAATGCCGCTTAAACATGGATCGTCGCAGGAAACCATCTCCAGTAACATCTCCGAGATGATTGATACTGGCCACCCACGCGATCAGGCTATCGCTGCGGCCCTCAATACGGCACGTCAGGGGCGCGCACGCGGTGGCAAGACTAAAGTTCACAAGGGGCCAATCCACAGCGCCGTTGCGGGTCGAACAGATCACCTGCCGATGCATGTGGCGTCTGGCTCTTACGTGATCCCCGCAGACATTATTTCCGCCATGGGGGAAGGTAACTCAATGGCTGGATTTAAGGTCGCAAAGGACATTTTTAGCCGCAGCAATCAAGATATTACCAAAGGTACGCCGTATGGTGAATCTGGCCTGCCATACGGTGCTTCTGCCCCCCAAAAGGCTGGTGGTGGTGCCGCTGATAGCGGTAAAGCGGCAAACCGTGTTGTTGTAAATCGCCCAGATGGCGGCGGATCAAATGCAGCGGTGGCGCGTCCCACTGCTGTGGCACCCAGCAACAACAACGCAACTGAACGTTCACGGGCCGCTGTTGCAACGCCATCTGGGCAAGCCGACCGATACACTGGCCTCTGGGACATGGTGAATGGCGGCGGTAAAGGTGCTGGCTACAAAAACCTTGGCGACATGTTTGACGGCGGCGGTATGGGAGCGTCTGGCGACAGATTTGAGGGCGGCCCATTCTCTGGCGTGATGAACAGCCTTGGATTTAATCCATCTGGCAGCGCAGGCTCATCTGGCAGCGCATCCCCCGCTGGTGTCATCCCGACAACAATTAATCCAAGCGGTTATGACCAGACATCAGGAATAAACAGATACGGGCCAGCCTTCCTATCACTTATAAACCCAGCCTTTGGGGTTCTGGCCAAAGGATTTCAACGCAACAACGCTGGACAGACTGGGTTTCAAAGGTTTGGCGAAAATTACGCTGATGGCGGTGCGACCGATGGCGTTCCGATTGTTGCGGCTGGTGGCGAGTATGTGATACCACCAGAAGACGTGGTCGAGATTGGCAAGGGTGACATGGATCACGGCCACAAAATCCTCGACGCCTTTGTTAAAAAGATGCGGCAGAAAACAATCAAGACCCTGCAGAACCTCCCTGGGCCAAAGAAGGATTAAATTATGAATGAAATCACAGTCCGCGTTGGCACGGCGGCAGACTTTAACGAGATGATGCGCCTTTCTATTGCAGCGACTGAGGAGAATGCGTTTATCGCCCCCGACATTGCACTGCTCGCCAATCAGGTCTGGAAGTCACTCACGCAGCAGGGTGGATTGGTCGGCGTAATTGGTGACACCGTGGGCGGGCCACTTGAGGGTGCGATCCTCCTGAACATTGGCCCCGTGTGGTACAGCGTTGAGCCTGTCCTTGAGGAGAAGGCGATCTTCGTTGACCCAGAGTTCCGCGCTGCAAAGGGTGGCCGCGCACGCAAGCTGGCAGAGTTTGCAAAGACGATGGCGGAAGAACTTGAGTTGCCTTTGGCAATTGGTGTACTGTCAAACAGCAGGACAGAGGCTAAAATTCGGCTCTATGAGAGAACCTTTGGCAAGCCCGCAGGTGTATACTTCCTTTACAATGCAAAGACTGGTATAGTTCCAGAAATCGAAGGGGAAACCTGATGGGCGGCAAGACATCAACATCTACAAGTAACGTAAGTATTCCTCCAGAGGTGTTGGCGCGGTATAACGCTATCAATACACGAGCGGAGACTGCCGCCAGTAAACCGTTTCAGGCCTTTGGTGACACCGCTGCCGATTATGTTGCCCAGATGAATGCCCAGCAGGCCGCTGGAACAAATACCATCAACGCAAACACAGGCCCCGCATCGGCTGGCATTGATCCGTATATTACGTCCTACACAAAGAACGTGGCTGACACCACTGGCGCGTACCTAAAACAACAGCAGGAGCAGGCACAGTCTGGCGCGCTGGGTACGGCTGTACAGTCTGGAGCGTTTGGTGGTGACCGCGCTGGCGTTGCCGCAGCCAACCTTCAGCAGCAGAACCAGATGGCATACGGCAAGACGATGGCCGACATCATGAACCAAGGATACACTCAGGCTCTTGGTGCGTCTCAGGCCGACCTTAACCGTGGCCTGCAGGCTGGTCAGATGCAGTTGGCTGCTGGCACCATGCAGCAGCAGACCGAACAGGCTGGCAAAGATGCCATGATCAACCGATTTATGCAGGAACAGGGCTTGCCCTACCAGCAGGCGCAGTTCCTTGCAAACATTGCACTTGGGACTGGTGTGGCATCTGGATCGACCACGACAACCACCCAGCCAATTGGTTTCTTCCAGAACCTGGCGACTGGCGGCAAAGTCGATGGCTATGCAGAGGGCGGCGGCGTTGCTGGGCCAGTGTCTCACAGCAAAGAGGCAATTGGCGGTCTTGGATATGTGCCAGAGCCAAACCTTCCTATTGGCGATCTGATGATTGCAAAGCCCCTAGAGCAACAAGATAACAACGGCGGGGATATCGTTTCGCAGGTTCTTTCTATGATTGCGGGCAAGAAGGCTGAAGGCGGCAGTGTTGTCCGCCCAGACCTCCCAAAAAAAATGGGACGGCTAATTCCAGAACCATCTGAACCCGTCAACTTTATGGACTCGCGGCAAGCAAAAACAATTGCCGCAATTCCACGCGCACTGTTAGAGGCGCTAAATATCATCAGTGCTGACGGACACGCCGCACGGGCTGAAAAACCTATTGATAGGGAAACCATAGGCCGCGAAATAAGAGGCGGCGAAAAAATGAATGAGTTTTATGGGCAAGTAGAGGATATGAAGCAAGCCATTGATAGAAAACTTCTGGGTCCAATTGCCAGCGGTTACAATTCAGTTGGCTCTGGCGTCTCCAGTAGGCTTGCGGATTTATTTGGAACTCTTGGTGACGAAATGGTGCAGAAGACCTATCAAGATTTGGCAGGGGAAAGCGCAGATAAAGCCCTTCGTTATTCAAATGAGGGCATCTTCTCCCCCAAGGCCGCAACGCCTGGGGAAATTGAAGACCGTAAGGAACTTGCACATCTGACCCGATACGCCTCTGGCGGTGTCGCGGGTGGCCGTCACGGTTATGCGACCGATGGTGTTGTCTTGACCCCAGAGCAAGAGGAAGCGCAACGCATGCGGGATGCCTTACGTCAATCGCTGGGTGGCGTTTATGGAAACACCGATGATTTTCGTCAGCCGTCTCCCTTGTCCCGCAATGAAATTCCAGCGGCTCAGACACTGGGAAGCCTTCCAGATGCAAAAGTAGAAATGGCAAACACAGCGCCAGTTGGTGGCGTTGATGCAATTCTTGCACGGTCGCAGACTGGACCTCAGATCGGCCCATCTGGCGCGCTCGGCCTAAACTTGCCTGCAGACGCCACGAATGCGCGCCCTGGGGACTATAAGGCAGAGTCTATGCGCCGATTCTTGGAGGAGGCACCCAAGGGCGGCGTAGCCCCCACATCGGAGCAGCGGCCAATGCCACGCCCTGTTGGTTTGGGTGCTGCGGCTGCCACCGCGCCTGCGGAAGTTGGCGCTACAGGCGTTGCTCCTCCCGCAACGACCCGTCAAGTTGCAAAAGTTCTTGGTGGCGGCAAAGGATACACTGACGTTGAGTATAGTGACGGCACAAGGGATCGTGTCACTGGAAACCTGAATATTAGAAACAACAATCCAGGCAATATTGAGTTTGGAAGTTTAGCACAAAAATACGGTGCAGTTGGGACTGATGGAAGATTTGCTGTATTTCCAGATTATGAAACTGGGCGTAAAGCCCAAGAGTCACTTCTTTTTGAAAGTGGCGTATACTCTGGTAAAACCATTGGAAGTGCAATTGCTAAGTATGCGCCAGTGGGCGACGGAAGCAATGATCCCGTAGCATACGCAAATAGCGTTGCGGCTGCATTGGGTGTGCCTGTAGACACCCCACTATCCGCGCTTACACCAGAACAGCGCAACGCGATGATTTCCGCGATGGAAAAGGTAGAAGGCGGCGGTGGACCATCCACATATTCGACCACTCCACTTGGCTCTAACGGTTCTCCAATTCCCCTTCAAATTGGCTCACCCACGGGCGGCGTGAAGCCATACGAAGATCGCAACGCGGTTGGGAAGTTCTTCAACAATCCAGAGGGTGGATTGAACAGAAACGCACTTCTGTCTTTGCTATCTGGCCTTGGCACGATGGCATCGTCTCGCAGCAGATCGCCATTTACAGCCATCCTGCAAGGATTGGGTGGCGGTGCAGAAACCTATAAAGACCTTCTAAAGCAGAGTGCTGAAGTCACTGGCAAGAACATTGAAAGTGTTGGTAGCCTTTATGACCTGTACAACAAATTCCAGTTTAGCAACCCAGAATATGCAAACACTACTTTGAAAGATTTTGCAGATGCCAACGGCTTGGGTTATCTTTTGCCAACTGGGTCACAGGGTCAAATGGCGAATGTTTCCGCCACAACTGGTGGCATGAAGCCAATCACCATGCGTGATACACAGGCGTATGTTGAAACGTTGGTAGATGGGGAAAAGGTATCAATTCCGTTTATGAGCGACTACGCATCATTAAGTCGTCTTGCGGCCCAGTGGAAAAACGCACCAGAGGGAAGCCCGCAGCGCGCTGCTGCCCTTAAAGCGGAGGAAACGATCAAGGCAATTGACGCAAATGGTTACACGACTGGTATTGGTGAGAATGGTCAACCCGTCGTTGTTGCAGTTGACGCCGCCCGTGCAAAAATGGGCGCAGCACTCACTGATCAACAGAACGTTGAAAATACTCAATCTTTCAGAACAAACGCAGCGCAATCAATTCCAAATATTGCCCCACAAATAAATGCAATTGATCGCCAAGCGGACATCTACTCAAAAACTGAGGCTGGCGCGCTTGCTTCAACAAAAGGACAAATTGGTTCTTTGGCTTCAGCCCTTGGCATTAATATCGATAACTTTAATGATGCTCAACAGGCTGCCTTGGTTCAAGAGGCCCTTAAAGAAAAGGCTCGTGGAATTGTAACTCGCGGCGGTGGAAGCCAAGATACAACAGATTTTGCAAGAAGCTTTATTGATGCAGGTTCTGCAGGCCCAAATCTTGAGCCTGATGCGGTCAAAAAACTTCTTGTAATTGAAAAAGCCTCTCTTTTGAGGGAGCGTGACCGTTTGAGCCTTCACTCTGAATGGCAAAAGCAAGCAGCAAATCCTTACGACCTCAACGAGTATGAGTCGTGGTTCGCCAATAACTATCCCTTGGAAGAATATGCTGCTAGTGTTTCGTCTACCATGCCAAAGTTTGTGGGCGAGACAGGCTCAATGCAGAAACCTCACAAAATTGGGGCGCAGACTTCCAGTATCCAAATAGGGGATTATTTTACCTTGCCTGATGGAAGAATTGGGCAGAGAGAGGAATAAGAGATGGCCGATCTAACTCAGGGCAATGGAGAAATTCCCTTTAAGTATAAGGTTGTGACCCCAGAGATAAACCAACCAGAAGTCAATCAAAATGTTTCT